GGGATGTCTTCGTTTGCTCTATTCTTCAAGGTCAAAACATCGTTGTTCAAAACCAACCCAACAATCGACTTTTTATCGACCTCCAACATTCGGTCTCTTGTGATGCCGGTGACTGTTTTCATTTTTCTCCTTAAAAGTCTCTTAAGAAATAAGATCCATCATCCACCGGAACAACCGATGGTCCGTTTATCACAAAAGTAGTTGAATTAGAAACATCGATGTTGTTGTCTGGTCCAACAGCAGTCCAAGTTCCGTCACCATTGTCTGTAACTAAAAATAGCGCATAATCAGCGAACAGATCGATAATTTCGGAAACCTCGGGCATAGACGGGTCTGTGGTATCCGTACCATGTAATAGATCTAGAAGAGCTTCTAAAACGCCAGGATTCATTTCAGAAACATAGGCAATGTAATGCGCAGAAGGAGATGTGGCGTAAGTAGGAATACCTCGCGTCGTTGCTGACCAGGAAAAATTAACAGGATCTACATCATCCCCCAGAGACTTAAACTCTTTTTCAGGAAACTGAAGTCGAGCATTGTAGATTAAGTGAATTTCCCTATTGTCATCAGTACCAGTGATATATGAGAGATTAAACGATTTCACTGGCTGAAGATCATAAACGCCATCGATACCAAAGCAAGAGTCAAACTCGTCAGGGTAAGTGAAAACGACAAGATCGAACTCAAAATCTTCATTTTCTTGGGTCAGGAGAAAACGTCGACCCTCAAGATAATAGCCGGTTGTGTTCAGATCACTAGTTTTTTCCTGAATAGAAACGACGCCATTCCAAGCAACTCCGGATTCACCAGTCACGTATAAAACCGCATTCGAGATTCCACTGCTAAAGGATTTACTAGCCGCATCCCAACTAATCTTAGTCATATCAAGCCTCCAAAATTGCGGCCACGGTCTCTTGTGTTGGAAATGACGGGTTTGTGGTATTTGTTCCATACAACAAATTTTCAAGTTCCTGAATTTTAGCGGAAGAATATTGACTGGTATTTATGATCAGATGCGCCGTTGGCTTCTTAGTCTCACTTAAAGGTGGTATGGTGTCAAATATCCACGTTTGAAGACTTACGTCGTTTTTGTTCGAAATTGTCGATCTTGTAAGATCCTGTCTAGTCGAGAGAACATTATAGACTAAATGGATTTTGTAATGAGATTGACCGAGTTCATTAAAAACTAAAGTTCTGTAGGAGAAATCAAACAATCGACGTTTTTGTTGTGTCGCAAACAATCCTCTTTGGATTTCAAAGCAGCCGTCATAATAACGGAATTCTGGCGGAGCAGAGAAAGCTTGAACTTTTGCTTGAAAATCGACATTCTTTACGAAATCAATAGTCTTTCTCTCATCAAGATAATATGGAGTTACTTCACCGCCAACAACTTTTTCGCTTACTGAAACTAATCCAGGCCAGGCTACTCCAGAAGAATCGCGTGGGTAAAAAACACCTCGGTCGATGCCAGTTTCGTAAAACTTCTTACCGACCGCACCCCATTCAAGGGCCGACATAATACCTCCTACCCAGTAGTCTTGTATTTAGCCCGGCGCTCAGCATTAATGCGAGCACGCTCAGCCGCAATCTCAGATCTGGATCGTTTCGGCTGATTCTTAGGATCTTCATTTTTCAGATTGAAGACTTTAACTAGAGTCAACAGCTTGTTGATGTGCCAGTACTGAACTTCCCAGGGAATCTGATATGAAGTAATCCAATAATAGATGATCTCGGCCGTTATCTTTTCCGTCGTCTTCTTGGCAGTCTTGATTTCGTTGAACCATGTCGCCGTTTGCTTAGACTCAAGATACTTTTGAATTTCCTCCATGTTTTCTTCTGAAATGAAATTCAAAATATTGGGGTCAAAATCCGGAGTCAAAACCATCATGCTAATGTAGTCAAACAATTCCTCGCCGGATCTTGGCGTATCATCTAAGAACGGTTTTTCGTACTTTGACTCCCATTTTGACAGTGCGGCAAGAGAGTGCTCAAGCTCGAGCTCCACTCGGTCGTATTCAAACTCCTCGGTTTCCCGATTCCAGTTCTCCGACAAAGTAATGACAAGCTTGAGCACTCTCCCACCTCTTTCATACTAGTTTATACTGGATCAGTACGAGTAGACCCAGTGGTTATCCGAATCCGCGGTCAGCTTGTAGCCGGGGTCCGGAGCCGCAGTAACATGCGCGACCTGACCAGTGGTCAGAGCCGGCTGAGCTCCATCAGCCACGTCGGCGCCATTGATCTGCCACTGAACACCAGTCACGGCAGGAACGGTAATGACATGCGTGGTCGAGTTGTAGCTCGGCTGGTTGGCGAAGGTCACCAGATCAACGCTGGTCAGAGCGCCATCAAACAGAGCAATAACCTCGGCCGGCATCGGCAGACGAGGATCGGTACCCGCGGTACCATACAGAATGTCCTCGAGAGCAGCCAGGTTGGACGAATCAACCTTGTTGGAGTCGATCGTGAGAGTGGCGGTGGGCTTGTAGTCCACACCATTCACCGTACCGACCGGAACCGGAGTGGTCGAGCACTCCCAGCTCAGCGCGGTGGCCTCGGGCGAGTCGTTGACGGTCGTACGAGCCTTCTCAGACGGAGCCGCAGTGGCACCATAGACAAGGTGAAGCTTGTAACCGTAGTCCGTTCCCTCGACGTCGTTGCCGACTAGGGTGCGGTACGACAGACCAAAGGTCTTTCGCGACTGCTGACCAACAGCAACGCCGTTCACAACCGCGGTACCGTCGCACTCGGCGAAGGCGTCAGGGTAAGTGAAGGCCTCGATCGTGGCGCCAAACTCCTCGGCACTCAGCAGGTTGATGTACTTGATGTTGTCAGCATACTGAGGGTTCGCCTCGGCACCCGAAGGGGACTCGGTAATGGTCGTCAGACCATTCCAGGTGTAGCCGATGTTGTAGACGCCCAGGTTGTTGACTCGGTAGAGGACGCCATGATCGACACCGGTCTCGTAGACCCGCTCACCGATCTGGTCCCACATGAGCTTAGTCATGGAATCAGTTCCTTTCTAAAAATATAGGTTATAAACGACGTGGTTGAGATCATCTGCCTTAAACGACCTATCAAAGGAAGAATAAGGAAGAAGAGCGATCCTGTCTGGTGTTGCGCTATCTGGATCTCGATCAATCGAGGTTACCGAATAACGCCTATGTGCACGATGTCGAACGTTGTCCGCATACTGAACACTTTCGTTATCCCACTCGTAAACAATAGCGGGATATACCATTCGAAGCGAAGCTGGCGGTTGAAAATATACGTTCCGAGACCCCAGCAAAGTCTCAAGAATTTGCTGGAGCTCAATCCGCGCGCGGGCCATTATAGACCTCTCCCAACCTCAAGATAAGACGGGGCGACCGGACCTCAATCGTGTTGATGGTCCAGTACACGCCCATCCACTTGATGTAACGAATGGCAAAGAAATTGTTAGTCAAGACAGCGTCGGCAAGGACACTAATAGCATTCTCAACGGTGATATCTCGGTTTAACTTTTCCCCAGTTTCCTGGGTCCGACGAATATTCGTGATGACGTCGCCGTAGCAGATACGCTCGGTGATGACATCCTTATATACGCCGGACCCAGGAGGAGATTCCACAGACTCACCGTAACCGACTGGCCCGTAGAATTTTGCCACTAGTTACTCAGTCGTCAGTGAGCCTGGCCGACCGGGCCGTTGTCGTAGCTGAAGTCGAACTCATCAGCCGAATCGGTGGTGAAGAAGTAACCCGAGTTCGGCGTCGCGATGACGCTCAGGGTCTCACCCGCGGACAGCGTCACCGGAGAACCCGTGGTCAGGGTGGCGCCGGTCTCAGCGTTCTTGTAGGTAACACCAGAGGTCGTGGCGACCGTCACGGTGTGGCTAGTGCCATTCCAGGACGGGGCAACCGGAGCGACCTCAACCGCGTTGCTGGCGGTCTTGAGCACGACGAGAGCCGACTTCGGACGCACCAGGGCGCCGGAGATACGGGTCTCCAACAGGTACTTCTCCTTGTTGTAGTCGATGTCGAAGTCCTCGAACAGAGTGACGTCGCCGCCCTTATCTGCACCGATGGTGTAGTCCTGCAGGTTGACCATGATGCCGAGAACGTTGTTGCTCGGCTCGTCCAGAACCTCACAGGTAACGACCTCGCTCACA